GATGTAGAGCTGGTTCCCGGACGCGTCGCACGCGGACGATCCGGCGACCCGCTGCCACACCTCCAGGGAGTACCGGTTCGTCGGCTGTCCCTCCGCGACCGCGAAGCCGGACCCGGTGACACCGGCGGCGTTCACGGTCAGTTCACGCGCCGAGGAAAGGTACGCGGTCCCGGTCGAGTTGATCTCACAGAAGTCGATCGTGAGCTGCATCCTCTTGAGGACCGGGTCGTCCTTCTGGTTGACGCACGGAGTGCCGTCGGCGGTGCGCTCGAAGAACTCCTCACCGTCCTCGTACTGGGGCTCCATCTGAACCTGGACGAAACCCTTGCTGATGATCTGCATGGACCCGGTGCCGGTCACCGGGTTTCCGCAGGAGTCCAGCTTGACGATCCGGTAGTGCGTTCCCTTGATCGGGGTTGCGCACTGGGAAACCGTTGCTACCACTGTTCACCCCTTACGTGGGAACGCCGAGAGTGGTGAGTGCGGCCAGATGGCAGCACCCGAAACCGAACAGGTACGTCCGGTACGCGAGTTTCTTCACGGTGTTCTTCGAGCGGTCGAAGTCGCCCGGGAACGGCTGTGTGAAGACGTCCGACCGGAATCCCATGAGTGGCCCGGTGGCGTAAATCCACGACGTGCCCGCCGTCGGCCCGGCGCCGGACGGTCCGGATCCGTCGTACCCCTGACCGGCCACCACGAGGTTTCCCGCCGTGGTCCTCAGACGGCCGTCGTCACCCACACGCACCAGCGCTCGCGCGGCGAACGTCGGCAGGGCGAAGTAGGGGATATGAATCACTCCCACGCCGCCGTAACAGGAGGCGAGGTTGCCCTCCAGCAGGCCCAGGGCCACGGCAGCGTCATCGCCGCCGGTGACGTACTGGGATGCCGCCGTCTGGAGGGTGATCGAGTTGGAGTCGTTGACGACGGCGTTCGCCGCGAGGTGCGGAAACACGGTCGTCGATGCGCCTCCGGCAGTCGTTCCGGCCTTGCCGGTCCAGAACGCCTTGGTCACCTGGTACGCCTCGGTGTGCGCCAGTGCTTCGACGGCCTGGTTCAGCTCCTGGTCCTGTCCGACCGGCGAGCAGTCGAACTCGGCGTAGACGGTGAACGCCGTCGCTCCCCGGTTGACCTGCGTCACGGTGTTCGTGAGTGAGGTCTGGGCAGCAGGTGCGCCACCGGCGCCGGTCACGGCCATGCACTCGTCCATGACCGTTCCGCCACCGGCGCACCATTCCGACCACGTCACGCCCTGCTGCCAGTGGGGGCCGCCCGGCGAAGGGTGCTGGGCGACGTCCCACAAGGCGTTCGGGAGCGCGTCGAAGGCAGGCCCGTCGATCACCTGACGGTATCCAGGCATGGGTCACGCTCCCTTCGTTGCTCCTTCGATGATCACAGGGAGCGGATCAGACTCGGGCCGTGGTGCCGCCGCCGGAAGCACCGTTGACCTGGAAGGCGACGGTGTACTTGCGGGCCGCGTGACCGACCATCGCGATCAGGTGGCACTCCTCCGCCCACAGGGCGGTGAAGTCGTTCTCCGCGTTCAGGACCGAGTCGCGGATGACGCCGAGGTCGAGCTGGAGACCAGTGCCGTGCAGGAACGTCCCCGCCGCGTAGATCAGGAAGTTCGCGGAGGTCGGCCACGTGGTGGCGGCCGAGGACTGGCCGAAGTTGGCCGAACGGGTCTGGTAGTCGTTGACCCACTGGACCCGGACACCGCGCGCCGAGAAGAACGAGTCGATCACGGCGTCCGCGACCGCGTACATCTCGGGGGAGTCGATGCCCGTCTTGTACGCGAGGTCGGACCGGATCACGGACCGGACCCACCGGGGCATGACGACTTCGAGGACCGCGTCGGACGACATCGCGTACCGCTCGCGGTAGTCGACGGCCGCGAGTTCGACGGCGTTGAAGATGCGCGGGGCGGCCGGGTCGGTGGTGATCGCGCCGATCGTGGTCGCGCCACCGGCCGCCGTGTCCATGAGGGAGATCAGGCGGGCGTTGATCGCGTGGGCGTAGGCGTTGCGGAGCAGACGGATGAAGTTCTGGGTCGACTCCGGGTACGCGTCGTCCGTGAGGTTGCCCGCCGTGAGCGAGATGCCGTAGCACTCCAGCCGGGTCTCGTTGAAGGTCGGGCAGGGCACCCGCAGGGTGGGCTTGTTGACCGAGCCGGTGACCGTGAGCTGGTCGTCCGTCTCCGTCCACAGCCACGGGTCGGTCGCGTTCGAGAACGCGAAGGCGAAGCCACCCATGCCAGACGCCGGGTTCGAGCCCGCGTTCTGGAAGAACACGTCACCGATGGCCGGGGAGACGGGGTACCGGATACCACCGCGCGAGACGCCGACGGTCGGGAGGTCGATCATCCCCGACGGCGGAGCGCTGATGTTGAAGAAGTCGTACTGGATCTGCGACGGGGCACACCAGCCACCACCGGCGACGAGGGCGTCCTGCTTGCCCGGCGCGTCGATCATCGACCGCCACAGCTCCTCGACCTGCGCCGGGTTCGTCCGCTCGTCGATCGTGTGATCGAAGTGGTTGCGGACGGAGGCGACGAGGTGCCGGGGCGCGCCCTGCGAACCGTACTGGGTGACCGGGATCGCCTTCGCCTTCGCCTGGAACGCCTCGCCGAGGGATTCCATGGTCGGAAGGGACTGACCGGCGGAGACGCCGGGGATGTCGACGGACGCCGTCACGGCCATGGTGCCGTCCGGGACCTTCTGGTCCGGCTGACGCTCGCGGACCGCCGACAGAGACGCGACACCGCGACCGGCCGCCTTGTCGTTCTGCGCGAGGATCATGCCCCGGGCCACGGCTTCCGTGATCGCGCCGAGGTCGACGTGACCGCCACCGGCGGCGACCGCTGCGGGGGCCGGAGCGGTGTCGGATCCGCCGTCGCCACCCGGCGCGACGCGCTGGCGAAGCTGCTGCATCTCGCGCTCCCGGGCCTGCTGCTCCAGGGTCGCGGCCTCGGACCGGCGCACGTCGCGCACGCGGAGTTCAGCGCGGATCCGGTCGAGGTCACCGGTGATCCGCTGCGAGAGCGTGATGTCCTCGGGGGTGTGGGTCTCCCGCTCGAACACGGAGTTGAAGGCGGCGATCGCGGCCGTCTCCAGTTCCCGAAGTTCGGCGTCGCCGACCAGCGTGAGGTCGGCAGGTGCTTCGAATTCGATCGGCTCCGGCACTGTGACCTCCGTGGGTACGCCGTGGATCGCCTTGATCAGCGGCAGGATAGCAACGGAAAGCCCCATCACCAAAGGTCAATTACCTTGGTTGATGGGGCTAAATCCGTTGTTTGCCTTCGATCCGAAGGCTGGGCCGTCAGTTCGACGGACCCACCGGCGGAGGCGGAGGCGGGGGCGGAGCGGGCTGGTTGCACCCGCATCCCAGCTCGACGATAAGACGCATAATCACTCCTTGACGACTCGACGCTGCATGGACTGAAGAACCCGGCGGTACGCCCACTGATCCATCTCTTCCTCGCTCAGGGTATCCCCGAGTGCGGGAATGCCCGAAGCGACCAGGGCGAGCTGCTGGCCGTTCGACAGGTGGGTCTTCAGCTTGGGGACCGGGAACCCGGGGACGTTGACCGCCAGGAGTCCGACCAGCCGAAGTGCTCCTCCGATCCGGCGCCAGTCACCAGAAACCTGACCGGCTGCACGCAACTCGTGGATCCGTTCGGCAGAGACACCCGAACGGATAGCTCCGGCCACCCAGATACCGTGATCGTCGTTACCCACGACGACGTCGGCCACAGCGGCTCCGGTGTTGTCGTAGTGGTCGGACGCGGCACGGTATCCGACGCTGAGAGGAGCATGGTTCGTCCCGACGGTGATCTGTCCGACCGAGACCGACGATCCGTCCTCGGTCCACGCGTTGCCGGTCATGAAGTACGGGTGCGCGTCCTCGCGCGGCGGCGTGACGCATACACCGGCCTGGCCGATGTGGCAGGTGCCCCACAGGGCGGCGTGGCCGTAGACGCGGCCGTCCTCCGTGACCGTGATGCCGGTCGGGACCGAAAGGTCGGGGTTGCGGAACCACGCGGCCGGGGGCCGCGCCGGGGCGACGACCTCGTGAGTCCGGGCCCGGACGCCCTTGAAGGTGACGGACCCGAACGGTTCGCCACCGGCGACCACGGCGCCCGCCTCGTCCAGGAGCGCGATGTACGCCTCGGCGAACGCGGGGATGTCGACGAGGGTCGCCGCACGGATCCGGCCCTTGTGGAACACGACCTTCTCAGGCTCCGCAAAGAGCTGAGCGAACGGGTCCGGGTCGGATCCCTCCCCGTCCGGCTGGTCGGGCCAGATCAGTTCCATGTCCGCGCCCTTGACCGAGTCGACGTCCACGGAGACGCCCCGCAGGAACTTCCCCTCGATCTTCGCGTGGACCTTCTTCCCGTCGTCGTCCGA